AATCGGTCTTCATGTCCGAACTGCGTAAGGCCGGCGACGAGCACCTTTGTGCTGTCCCCGAACTGGTCGAGATCTACCGCCAGTCGCAAATCTCCGAGAAGGTCGCCGACATGTACGTGATCCTGCGCGAGCTCGATCTCGAATGGCCTGCACTTCAAAAAATGACATCCGCCGACATGACAGCGTGGATGCAACTCCTTGTGAACCGTGCGCGCGTCCTGCGCGATGAAATCGACGAGATCAGCCATGCGGGCCGTAATTGATTGGGCGATCGCCGCGCTGATCTGCTTCGGCGGCAGCGCCTGGGCGGCACACGAAAACCTCCGGTTGCTGACATGAGCGACTGGCAGCAACAAATCGAATGCGAAGAACAGCAACTTTACGAGCAAGAGCGAACAGGAGAAGCAAATGAGCATCGCAACTTTGATTTTGGGCGAGAGCGGAACCGGCAAGTCGACCAGCTTGCGCAACCTCAATCCGGCCGAAACCCTTTTGATCCAGGCGATTAAGAAGCCCCTGCCATTCCGTGCGAAAGGCTGGTCGTATCGCACGAAAGAGAACCCGGCCGGCAACATCTTCGTCACCGACAAGGCCGACCAGATCATCACGCTGATGAGCAAGACGCAACGCAAGGTCGTCGTGTTCGACGACTGGAATCTGATGATGACAAACGAGTTCATGCGCCGCAGCGCGGAAACCGGGTTCCAGAAGTTCAGCGAGATCGGCAAGAGCGCATGGGACGTGATGATGTCCGCATCGGTCCTCCCTGACGACGTGCGCGTGTATTTCCTCGGCCATGTGTCGACAGACGAGCTCGGGCATATCCGGGCCCGCACGATCGGCAAGATGCTCGACGAAAAATGCCCGGTCGAATCGCTGTTCACGATCGTTCTTCGCGCCGCGCTGATCAACGGCCGGCACATCTTCAGCACGCAAAACAACGGCTCCGACACCTGCAAGTCGCCGATCGACATGTTCGCCGAGCATCACGTCGACAACGACCTGGCAGCAGTCGACGCAGCAATCACCGATTTTTACGGCATCACCCAACCGGCTACGGCCTAACCCCGCGAACCAAAGGAACGCACATGTACGCACTGAACAACGAAACCGCACAAGCCGCACGCAAGGCCGAGCAACGCACCAGCTTTATCGACGAGAAAGGCAAGTACGTCGGCAAGTTCACGCGCGCCGAAGACATCACCGCCTCGAGCGGTACGCGCGGCATTGCCTTCACGTTCGAAACGGTCGACGGCCAGAAGTCGAACTTCTCGATTTACACGATCAAGAAAGACGGCGAAAAGCTCGGCGACTACGGCACGCTCATGGCAATCATGACCTGCCTCGGAATCAAAGACATCAAGCCGGCGCAGGTCGTTTCGACGGTATGGGACAAGGAAGTCGGCGGCAACGTGCAAAAGACGCTGACGCAATTCCCGGAACTGCTGAACAAGCCTATCGGCATCCTGCTCGCGATGGAGGAATACGAGAAGCGCGACAACAGCGGAACCGGCTGGAGCGCGCGCCTCAACGCCGCATTCCAGGCAGACACCGAACTGACGGCAGCCGAAATCCTCGATCGCAAGACGTCGCCGCAAAAGCTGGCACTGCTGGTCGCCGCCCTGCGCGATCGGCCGCTGAAGAAGCTGGCAGCGCAGCAGTCGTATGTCCCGGCACCGGCCGGCGATCAATTCGAGGATGACATTCCTTTCTGATAACAACGACCGCGCCGCTGGCCCGAGCTGGCGGCGCACCAAGGGGAAGGCATGCAAGCATTCACCGAATGGTATCCGCGCGACATCAAACCCGTTCATCAAGGCGTGTACGAGGTACGCGTCAAGGCAAGCGGGAAGCTGGTGCGATGGTTTAGCTGCTGGACGGGCGATCATTGGGGTCTGTCGGATCAGACGCCGATCGCAGCATACGAACACTGTGAAACGCCGAGCGATGCAGCAAAGCACGCGGGCGGATTTGAATGGCGGGGATTGACGGAGAAATCGAAATGAACAAGTTATTCGCAGAAATCGACAGCGCTGCAGCTCGCGCACAAGCATTCGAGCACATGCCCGTTACCGTTGTCCCGCTCGACATCGTCCGTGAGCAGATCCGCCAGGCAGAGATCGACATCGCAGAGAGCACCATGCGCCGCGACGCACTGCGCCTGATTCTCGATCTGCGCGAGCAAGAAGAACTCAATCGTACCCGGAAAATCATTGCGAAAATTTATCAATAAACGAGCCTATAACGGCATCGTTTCGCGCTATTATTGACGAACCGATGCCGAAACGGTGTCACATAACAACGAAGGAGCCGCGATGAATTTGTTCGAGATTGCCAGCGAGTACCGCGCCGATGCCGCGAAGCTGGTCGACCTGGATCTGGATGACGCCACGTTCGCCGACACGCTGGAAGCGATCAGCGGCGATCTGGAAACGAAGGCGATGAATACCGCGTTCGTGTGCCGAAATTTGGAAGCGACGGCCGAGCAGATCAAAGAGCACGCAAAGGCGATGACCGAGCGCGCGAAGGCGATGGAAAACCGCGCTGCACGCATCCGCAAGTACCTGCTCGACGGGCTGCAACTGGCCGGCCGCGACAAGATCGACACGCCGTTCTTCAAGATCAAGATCGCGCAGAACCCGCCGAGCGTCGCGATCGACGACGAAGCGCTCGTGCCCGCCAACTATAAGACCGACCCGCAGCCGCCCGTACCTGTTCCCGATAAGGTTTTGATAAAGCGCGCGATTTCAGAAGGTTTCGATGTACCCGGTTGTTGCCTTGTTAGATCGCAAAGGTTGGAAATCAAATGAAAACGTGCTCTGTCGATGGCTGCGGGAAGAAACATGAGGCTCGCGGATTCTGCGATACGCACTACGCGCGCATCAGAAGACATGGGTCTCTCGCCCTTGCGATAAAAGAGCGCGATACAGATTTGATTGGACGCCGATTTTCCCTGTTGACGGTAATTCGTCCGCAACGAAACAGCAAAGGTTTGACGTCATGGGTTTGTCGATGCGACTGCGGATCAGAGCACATCGCGCCAAGTGGCAAACATTTGCTTAGCGGGAACACCAAGTCATGCGGATGCCTGAGATCCAAAAGAGCGAGTGAAAGAGCCACTCACCGAATGACGAAAACTGCTGAATATCAAACCTGGCTAGGGATGAAAAAGCGCTGCTACAGCGATAACGAGCCAGGTTTTGAGAATTATGGCGGCCGCGGAATCACTGTATGCGATGAGTGGGTCGACAGTTTCGAGGCGTTTTATCGAGACATGGGGGCTCGGCCAGAGGGGATGTCGATTGATCGCATAAACAACGATCTCGGATACTCGAAAGAGAACTGTCGATGGGCGACGCGAGAGATTCAGAACACGAACAAGCGCTCGAATCTATATATAACCGCACTCGGCGAAACACGTTTGCTGAAAGAGTGGGCCGAGATTACCGGTATTAATCGGGCGACGCTGACATATCGCATCAATCAACTTGGCTGGTCGCCGGATCGCGCCATGAGCACGCCGGCCCGGGCGATGAAGCGCTAAACAGAGCCGACAAAATGAAAACCGAGATCGTCTTACTTTCGAATGGGTACATGGAAGTTGTCTGTATCGATCCGTGGCTGGAACCCTTGAAACGCCATTACATCATTCGAAGAACGGTGGACTACAACTCCATCTGCCTCCAATGAGCACGCAGCAAGACTGCCTGCGCGACTTCATGCAGGCAGTGCGCGACGGCCGCCGCGGCGAATACAACGCAGCCAAGGCGATCGTCGAGCGAGTGAGAGGTAAGGCCGGCGACGAGTGCGCCGAGACAGCGAAAGCGGAATTGTGGGCCTACATGAGGTCAGAAAAGAAAGCATGAGATACGCAGCAAAAGCCGACCGCAACCAGCCCGAGATCGTCACGGCGTTACGCAAGATCGGCGCAAAGGTCATCCCGACTCATACGGTTGGACAAGGATTCCCGGATCTCGTCGTCGCCTTCAATGGGCGCACCCTACTCCTTGAGATCAAAGACGGCGAGAAGCCGCCGAGCGCGCGCAAGCTGACGCCGGATCAAGAAACGTTTCACGCGGCATGGACGGGCGAAATCCATGTTGTCGACTCGATCGAGCAAGCAATCGCCGTCACGATGGGTAAAGCGTGATGGATAAGGTCACGATCTTTCTCAACAGGACGAACCGACGCCTGGCGGCCGACGCGGTACACAGCCGCCCCGACGGTCACGTGCTGGTGCTGCAGGAGCCAACAAGGACCGTGCGCCAGAACGCCCTACTCCATTCGCTATTCAGCCAGATCGCGAAGCAAGCCGAGTTTCACGGCCGACGCCTGACGCCGACGCAATGGAAAACGCTTTTCATCAGCGGACACGCGGTTGCGACTGGCATCGGCTCGGACATGATTCCCGGCCTTGAAGGCGAGTTCTGCAACATCCGAGAGAGTTCGGCGCAGATGGGCGTCAAGCGGCTTAACAGCCTGATCGAATACACGCTCGCATGGGCGGCAGACAACGACATTCGGATCGCAGCAGATCCGGGATATGAGGGGATCGCGGCATGAGCAACGGAACCTGCATTTTTCTGTGTGATGTGACCGGCAATATGGCAGAGCCTTGGGTCGCAGCCGGGTATGACGCAGTTCTCGTCGATCCGCAGCACGCGCCAGGCGTCCACCGCGAGGGGCGCATCACCAAGATCGGGACAACGGTCGACAAAGCACTTTATGCGCTCGGCCGGATCATGAAGCACAGCAGCATTGTTTTCGTCGCCGGCTTCCCTCCCTGCACCGATGTGGCCGTGAGCGGCGCGCGCTGGTGGGAAGCGAAGCGCGAGAAAGATCCGTACTTTCAGGCGAAAGCCGCAGTTATCGCTGCGGAGTGCCGGACGATTGGAGGAATCTCTGGTGCGCCCTACCTCTTCGAGAACCCTGTCAGCGCATTTTCGAAGATCTTCGGCAAGCCGGACCACACATTCCACCCGCACGACTTCACCGGGCATGAGCCGGCCGACAACTACACGAAGTTGACCTGCCTTTGGACTGGCAACGGGTTTGTCATGCCCGAGCCATTCAAGGATGCGGCTGCCGGCGCGCCTGACGACCGAATCCACAAGGCGCCCCCTGGTGACGAGCGCGCGAACTTTCGAAGCGCCACGCCACGCGGGTTTGCTAAGGCGGTTTTTCTTTCCAATGCGCCGCACTTGCGCGCCCAATTGAGTATTGCAGCATGAGACCCACCACCGTACCGCAGCGCTTACTGGAAGCGCTCAAGACTCGCCCGATGACGTGCCAGGAAGCAGCCGAAGAGATCGGCGTGACATACGGCGCCGTCAAGTATCACATCGGCAAGATGCACGGCGCCAGCATTTACGTGAAGGACTGGCAGCGCAAAGTAGGCGTCAAGGGGCGCGAGGCTGCCATATGGGCGGCCGGTAAGCGCAAGGACACGCCGAAGCCTGTATTCGAATCGGCGTCGATCGAGCGGCGCTACCGGGAGAAGATGCGAGGCGTCATGCGCATGCGCGATAACGCGCGCAGGGGCTCGGCGAATCCGTTCCTACAGCTCACATGGGGCGCCCGGTGAAGCGATCCGCCCCGATGAAGCGCACCGGCTTCAAGCGCCCCGAGCCGAAGCCGTTCGCACTGGCCGATCGCAAGACGACACTGCGCCGACGCACGAAGAAGCCGACCGTAGCCGACGGCTCGAAATATCTAGCGGCCTGCCGTGGCGAGCAATGCTATCTGCGCGTGATCTGCGGCGGCGATGCCTCGCCTGACATCGTTGTTCCCTGCCATAGCAACCAGAGCAAGCACGGTAAAGGCGGCGCCAAGAAAGCGGATCACATCTACACCTTGCCGGGCTGCTACTGGTGTCACCAGTGGCTCGATCAGGGAAAGGCGACGAGAGAGGAAAAGTTCTCCGCTTGGGATCTCGGATACGAACAATGGGAGCCGATTCGCGCTCGCAAGATGGAGGCAGTTTGAGCTTAGAAATCATTCCGTTCACGCTTGAAGAGGCGAACGCATTTGTTGCGCTTCATCATCGGCACCATAAGCCAGTGATCGGCCACAAGTTCAGCATCGCAGTTGCTGAAGGCGAAACAGTGCGAGGCGTTGCTATTGTCGGGCGCCCGGTGGCGCGACTGCTTGATGATGGATGGACACTCGAAGTAAATCGCTGCTGCACGGACGGCGCCCGCAATGCCTGCTCGATTCTCTACGGCGCAGCGTGGCGCGCGGCAAAGGCGCTCGGGTTCCGGCGCTTGATTACCTATACGCTGCCGGAAGAAGGCGGCGCAAGTATGCGCGCAGCTGGCTGGCGGCTAGTCGGGCAACGTGGCGGAGGCAATTGGAATGTGCCGAGCCGACCTCGAATTGATACAGACGCCGCTCTGCGCGGTCAAAAGAACCTTTGGGAAGCAGCATGAAAAACACGATGAAAATTGGATCTTCGACCGCCAAGACCGTACCGCAGCAAGAGCTGATTGACGCCATGACGGCAGACACGATCTACAGCCAGGATCAGATCATGGACCTGTTGCCGAACCATCCGCGCGCCGCGGTGCGTGACACGCTGCATGTTCTCGTCGGCAAGGGCATCGTATGGCGCGAAGGACGCCGCAGCGGCAGCAGCAAGAGCGTGATCGTGCGATACAGCCTGCTCGAAGGTGAGCAACTTCGGGAGGCAGTCGAGCGCAAGACGAAGCGCGCAGAGACGCCGGATTGGATGCGCGCCAACCTCACCGGATACGAAGCGCCGATGAACCGCCATCGTGAACTTTGCATGACTGTGCGGAAATAGTTGTTTTAGCTATTGCAAAAGCGATGCCGTATAAGTAGTATTGACACCAATAAAG